ACCATAAAAACATAATACCATCACAGAATAAATAAGTCAACGGTTGCAGTGGTATAACTGACACTTTATTCAAAAAGGGAGGTTTCAGCAATGGAAGATATAACTGAAAAAATTATCATCGAAACAAAAGCAGCAATAGCAAATTGCGCGATGAAGGTACGCAAGCTGATGGCAACAGAAACAGGGGTGAAAGAGCTTCGGGACGCGGCGCAGCTTTGCATTGTGATCGTCAATGTTTGCGAGCGGTTGCAGGGGTTGGAAATGGGGAAACGCCGCAATCCTTATTTGGGCATTGATGTGGACGAGGTAGAGGCGGAATAAACAAAAAACTCCGGTGCGTCAAGCACGGCGCACCGGAGTTCCTCAACAAACACACGATTAGTATTTTTCCCATTCACTAAGGTCGTTCGGCGTGTTGTCCGCAACATTGCTTGGGAACTCATATAAATCCCATGCCTCACAACCTGTAGCCCGGGAAAACACATTGTCGGCGGCGGCCTGAGGTGTATCGCATTCTTCCCAAACAATGCCGTCGTGAATAGTGCCGTAGTTGCCATTTTGCATTTTTTTGATATGAATATCGCCAACAGGGCTTTTATATCTCCACATAATAAATCCCCTTTCATACCTAGAACAACCATAAAAACATAATACCATCACAGAATAAATAAGTCAACGGTTGCAGTGGTATAACTGACACTTTATTCAAAAAGGGAGGTTTCAGCAATGAAAGTTAAAGTATACGAGGTAAACACAACGATAGGAAAAAGATACGGGCTTATGAACGCCAACAACAGCAACATCCTGACAGGCGCAACGGCCAAATGGGCAACGGCAAAGGGTGCGGAAGGTTTTGCGGCTAAAATGGGATTTGAGCTTGTGAAGTAGCGCAGCAACCGGGGAGCGGGGTTCTCCGCTCCCCGGTACATCAAACAAGGGAGGGTTCATTATGGATGAAATAATAAAAAAGGACGCTAGAGCTATGCGAGTGCTGTTGGAAAGCTGTGTAATGAATTTGAGCGATAGCATGGAAACGGAAACACAGGAGCAAGTGTATAATCGTGCTGAAGAATTGAAATATGTGGTGTTGATTATTAGCAATGTTTTGCGCAACTGGGAAGATGGATATTTCAAAGATATGAGTGATCTAATTAATATTGCAAAAGCCGAAAAAGATAAACTCCGAAAATGGACATGGAGAAGGTGTTTAATGAGAGATTGAATCATTAAATCCGTGAATGGCAATGAAATCAAGTCAAAGGTTGCAGTGATCGCTTTAAATAAAAACAAAAGGAGGTTTTACAATGGTAAGCACAGAAACGGTAAAACATGAATGCAAAACAATGACGCTTAGGTATCCAAGCGCGCTGATGGCAAGAGCGAGAAGGGTTAAAGCTACGTATGAAATCAATGAAGACCGCGCAATCAGCATGACGGAAATAATTATTAAAGCGTTAGAAAAGTTTGTGGAGGCGGAAGGGCAGTAATCTATTGCAAAGGCAGGATAAACCGCCGCAGGAACGTACGCGGGAAGGAGGGGCGCAATTGATAGAGTTAAACAAGAGCGAACGCCTTGTTTTTGCGGGCAATGCCGTACTACGCGCCCCAAACGGCGAACCGCTTACCGCCGTACCGCAATACATAATTGTTCCTGCCGACAAAGCCGACCCCACTGCCATAACGGAGATTGAAAGCGGAAAGCAGCTTGTATGCGGAGGCTTGCTTTTTACCGACAAACAACGCGCGGAAGAACGCTTTGCCGCATTGAAAGCCGGGCGCGCATTACCGCTAAAAGAACCGGGAACGCCGCTTTGTTTTATGGAGGATGTATCAAATTGCAATCCTAAAACCGGACGCACGCATGGAAGCGAAGGAATCATACATTCCCTATCTGAAGCGTTTGCAGAAATGTTTGAGATACGCCAGCAGAAGGACAAGGCATAGAAGCACAATAAGGTAAACTATGTTAATAATCAACAGCTATGCAGTCAAGCACATTGTATTAAGCTGCGTAAAAATCGGACAAGCCGGAGGTCGCGCCCATGCAACCACAACCCCAAGAAACATGCCCGGTCTGCAACCACCCCATAACACAAGGCACGGGCATGAAAATAAACCCCAAAGGACACACATTCCACATGAATTGTATAGCCCTATACCCGGACGCGCCCATCATCATAGCCGAACGGCGGCGCGCGCGTATGCGGTTGAAATATCAAAAACAGACCCGGCCACAACCGCCTAACAGCGGCGCAGGACAAGCCGTACAGCCACAAACACAGGAGGCCAACCATGCTGACAATCAACAACCTTGAAGAAATGCAACCGTATCACCACGCGGACAGTAACACATACATATTTGCCGAGGACGGTGAGCGGCTGGATATAGCGTTTACGTTCCCGGCGCACGTCCGCGCTCATATCCACGCGGGGAACATCCGCGCGTGGAGCATCGACGCGTTGAACATCAACGCACGGAACATCCGCGCGTGGAGCATCGACGCGTTGAACATCAACGCGTGGGACATCAACGCATGGAACATCAACGCATGGAACATCAACGCGTGGGACATCAACGCGCGGAACATCAACGCGGAGCGCATTTCATACTACGCGGTATGCTTCGCCATTCATTCGTTTGCCTGTACAAGCATCACCGGGCGATATAAAAACGCCCGCCACTTTTGCAACGACGGCGAAATACAGTACAAGCCAAAGCACGGAACCGAGGCGGTGACATGATGGTAACAACCGACTGGACAAGCCTATGCATTATAACAATACTGGGGGTGGGGATATGGAAATCCTTGCATGCGCTTATAGTGCGCTTCCGGTCAACTCTGCGGCGACGCGCCGTGCGCGGGTGCTGAAACCCTGCGAATAAAACTGTAAAAAAGGAGCCGTCCAAGATGAAAAAATACATAGCCCTAACGGCAATCGGCGTATTGCTAAGCCTTGCGGCGCACGTATACGCCACGGCGGAGCGCGGTTACGAAGCCATAGGCGGCGAGACGTTGTTCATTCTCCTGCCTGTCATGTGGTGGTTGGCTGAACAAATGGTGCGGGATTTCATAGAGGATTTCCGCAGCGCAATCGTTTCGGAAGGCAACGCCGTGTCCAAGCACGCGCGGCGGGCGGACAAGCATAGGGAAGGAAGCGCATAACATGCAGGTGATAAAAGCAACCAAAACAAGCCTTTACAAGCTGGTATCAACATATAAGCCGTTGCCGCGCATGAAGGAGACGGAGTTTACCAAGCAGCGCCGGGGCCGCGCGTGTTGGCTGAATTGGCGGGTCGATGGAGTTTGTTATGTAGCTTATTTAGCCGCCTGCGTAGGCAGGGCGTTACTTGTAATTTCAAAATATGAACCCAGCCATATACCGCAAAATGAATATTTTAAAATTGAGGTGAACGACCTACATAAACGCGGGATGATTGAAGAATTGGCCACACGGGAGGGGATGGAACGGGATGGAAGAGGCACTGCTAAGCTCAAATAAAATGGACTGGCGCACGCCGCAAGCCTTTTTCGATAAGCTTAACGAGGAATTTTGCTTCATCATTGACGCTGCGGCCACAAAAGAGAACACGAAATGCACGTTTTTTTATACGCCGGAAACGGACGGGCTGGCTTCTTCGTGGCAATTGGACATTGGCGCGGTATTTTGCAATCCGCCATACGGACGTGAGATCGGCAAGTGGGTTAAGAAAGCGCACGACGAAGCCAACGCCCACGGTACAACGATTGTGTTGTTGATTCCGGCGCGAACAGATACGGCATATTTCCACGATTACATACTTGGTAAAGCTGAAATACGCTTTGTGCGCGGGCGGTTGTCATTTGGAACTGACGACGGGACGACGCTATACCATGCGCCGTTTCCTTCGATGGTGGTTGTCTATAATGGGAGGGGCTAGCGGGATGGAAAATAAGATTTGCGGCACATGCAAGTGGCATTATCAATGCGCTGATTTCCCGGAGGACTTTATCTGTGTATGCGGCAAAAGCGATTACTGCACCGATTGGACAGGCTATAACGACACCTGCGACGAATGGGAGGGGAAGGAATGAACGAGATAGTTAAACAGATAGCCGGGATGATGGAGGGAACAACGACGGAGCCGTCCGCGCCGGACATGGTAAACCACCCGCCGCATTACACCAGCGGCGGCATTGAGTGTATTGACGCGATTCGGGCGGCAACAAAAGGTTTGACGGGATTTGTTGGGTATTGTGTGGGTAATATTATCAAGTATTTATGGCGGTTCAGCCGGAAGAACGGCGTGGAAGATTTAGAAAAGGCGAAGTGGTATCTGGATAGGTTGATAGCCGATAGGCGGGAGGGGTAAGGATGGCAAGAAACGCATACCCCGGCACGGGAACGGAACGGCCAAAAAACTACATAAGAAAACGCCCGGCGCGTAGCTGACCAAAGCCAAGCGCCGGGCGAATCCGCCGAAAGCATAAAAACCTAAAACCGAAAAAACCAAAGGAGAAAACAACAATTCTGACAGAATTATTGTATCACACTTTCGGCGGATTGTAAAGAGTTTTGCCCTAAAAAAAACGCCGTATTTGCGGCGTTTCGGGCTTGTAATGGTGATTAACACTATGACGATACCCATACCGCAAAAGGAGTGATTCAATAATGTCATATGATTGCCACGATAAAGCGACCGACCGTCCGTTGTCCTGTCCTGTCTCGTCCTGTCCGTCTCTTTTAAAGACGTTGGCGGCGGTCAACGAACAGGTTAATTACATAGGCTTTGCCCGCGCCGCGCGCGATCGAACCATGCACGCATACGTTGACCCGCTGTATAACGAAATCTGCCTGAATATCGCCGAAATGCTTGTGCGCCCGCCTAACGCCATTGTGCGGATACACGGCACGGACATAGAAGCGGCCATAGTACAAGAAGTATACCGCGCGCTTACCCATGACCACATAGAGTTTGTAGCGGCCAATTTCAAGGCGCAGACAAGACTGATACGCAACAAACGGGCATATCTGCAAACCGCTCTTTATAACGCGCTTTTCGAGCTGGACGCGCACTATACAAACCTCGTCCGGCACGACATACATAACAGCCTATGACGGGGGTGCTTGCATGAGAACCTTCGTCCGGGAAAAAAAGATATACTGCGGGCGCGATTACTTGGAGGTTGACATATTCAACTACACCAAGAGCGAGGATGAAAACGCCCGCCGGGGCAAACGGAGCAAAAAAGAGGTTGATTCCTCCTTAAAACAAGTTAAATGGAACGAGATAAATTCCAAGAGGCGGTTTGTACAGCTTGTTAACACCAATTTTCACGATGGAGACTTCCATACCAGCTTAACATATGCAGACGGTTTCCTCCCGGCATCTACAGAGGATGCAGAACGGGATTTGCGTAACTTTTTGCGCCGGGTGGAGTATAGACGAAAGAAATTAGGCTTACCGCCAATGAAATACATAGCCATCCCGGCATGTCTCTACAAAAAGGACGGAACAACCTACGCACGCCCGCACCATCATATCATCATGAGCGGCGGCCTTGACCGTGACGAGTTGGAAGCCTTATGGCGAAAGCCGCGCCGCGCCGGGCAAAAAGAAGATATTAAAATAGGTACGGCAGACGCAAAACGGTTGCAAACCCTGCCCGGTGAGAATGGCTTCGCAAGATTATGTGACTATCTGGCCAATCAGCCAAGCGGCAAAAAACGGTTCAGCCCGTCCCAAGGGCTTGAAAAACCCAAAATAGACCCGGACACGCCGCCCACACCGCCGCACGCGGAAGAAACGCACTTCTCCGCCTCCGCAAACCTAACCCGCCCATGGAGCCGGACAAGCGACCACGCTTTCAGCCGCAAGGAGGTGGAGCGTATCGCCAAAACCCCGCCGGACGCGGCGTATTGGGAAAAGCGGTACAAGGGGTACACCATAGCGGGCGGCGATTACGGCTTTAAGGCGGTATATAGCGATTCGCGCGGATGGGGGTTGTATATCAAGTTACGGCGGATTCGGGAATAAATGGGGGTGTAATCATGCCGTTGACAGAACACACACTGGAGGGTTAAGCATATGGAAACAAGAGCATACAGGCGTTACCGTTCGGAAAACAAATACATAACCGAAGCGCGTGACGCGGACGCGTATAGCCACACGCAAGCGGCAAGGCACGGCCAAATGCCGCAAGAGGGTAAAACCGTGCGCTTTGTAACGGATGAGACTATGGCGGACAACGCCGGGCGAAGCCGCAAGCGGTTAATCATATGCCGCGTAGAGCAAGTTACAAAATATTTTTTTGTAGGCGTTTCGGATACGCCAAACGGTAAGCGGAAATATACATGCAGCCGGGGGAGTTGGTGGGAATACGTATGATGTACATAACATGCGAATATTGCGGAGCAAACCTAGACTACGGGGAAAAATGCGACTGCACGGACGAATGCACGGAGCGGAACGAAACAGACGCGTCAGCGGACATAGTGCTTACCGGGCGCGCGGGTTAAGGAGGGAAAAGAATGAGTTTCATGGGGCGATTAACAGAACGCGACGGTGAACATTGGAGTTTTATCGCTTGCCGGGGATGCGCAAAACCACATTGTACGGAGTGTATGGAGTTTCGGAAACAAGCGGCCAAGCTTGCCGCATACGAAAATACTTTTCTTACGCCGGAAGAATTTGAGTGTTTCAAAGAGGACTACAATAAAATGTGCTGCAAGGGGTGCGAGAAAGGCGGTGGCAATGATTAACCCACAAAAAGCCCGGCAGATATACCAAAACACCGCCAACAACGCGCAGGGGCAAGCGTTTGAAACCAACATCAAGGCGGCGTGCGAGATATACAAGCGCGACCGACGCGCCGTTATCGAAAAGACCCCCGGAGCCGTTCCGCGTGATGAACAAGCAAGGAAACGGCATATTTACAGGCAGATTCACCGCCCACGCACAGCCGGACTTCCAAGGCACGCTGGACGGTGGTGCATCAATCGTATTTGAAGCGAAGTACACCACGACGGACAGATTAAACCGCAATGTATTAACGGCAACGCAGATGCTTATGCTTCGCGAACACGCCGAACTCGGAGCCGCCTCGTATGTCTGCGCGGGTATCGGAACGGACTTCTTTTTTGTGCCGTGGGTAGAATGGCACAATATGAAGCTTACGTTTGGGCGGTTATACGTTACAGCAGAGGATTTGGAAGCATTTCAAGTAAGATTTAACGGAGCAGTCCTGTTCCTTGACTATCTCAACGGTAAAAACGTCGAAGGGAGCTGGCGCGGGTGAAGCAACTCACATTGGGGAGCTTATTCGACGGAATCGGCGGCTTTCCACTCGCGGCGCAGCGCAACGGCATCAAAACCGTGTGGGCGTCGGAAATCGAACCGAATTGCATAGCCATCACAAAACGGCATTTCCCACACATACAGCACATGGGCGATTTAACAAAGCTGCACGGCGGGGAGCTTCCGCCCGTTGATATTATTTCGTTCGGTTCCCCATGCCAAGACCTAAGTACGGCGGGCGCGCAACGCGGCATCGACGGAGAACGAAGCGGCTTGTTCCACCACGCCATACGAATTATATACGAAATGAGGCTTGCGACAAATGGCAGATATCCAACTTTCATTATTTGGGAGAACGTACCCGGCGCGTTCGGCAGCAATAACGGTCGAGATTTCCGCACCGTCCTTGAAAAAATCACAAACGCCCGCATTCCAATGCCTAACAGTGGGAGATGGGCAAACGCCGGAATGGCTGGAGGCAGCGCCGGGGGCGCAAGTGTCGCTTGGCGGCAGCTTGATGCGCAGTATTGGGGAGTATCCCAACGTCGCAAACGTATCTTCCTTGTGGGAGATTTTAGAGCCGACCGCGCCGGACAAATACTCTTTGGGTGCGAAAGCGTGCTTGGGTATGTTGAAAAGAGCGGAGCGGAAGGAAAAGACATTGCCGCCGCTGTTGCAAGCGGTATTGATGATTGGGGCCGGCTTGGCAACGGAGAATCAATTGTTGATTTTGGACAATCCTCCAGCCGAATACATATCAACGCCAACGTTGCAAGAACATTAACATGCACATCCGGCGGCGGAAGCGGTTGCCCGACGGGTATATACTTCATGCATGAAGGTGCGCCGGAAACAGTTGACTTTGGACGAACCGCCGATAGAATATATCTCAACGCCGACACCGCGCGAACCATAACCGCGTCAAACGGCGGCGGCGGTTCAAAGACGGGTTTGTATTTGTTGCGCGAGGGTGAACCGATTACACAAGCAATCAATTTACAAGTTGCCACGCGCCATAACAAGTTAGGCGAACGAACGGGCTACGGTTTAGCGGAGAACGGGGAACCCGCGTACACCTTACAGGCTGCGCACAGTAAAGAACCCGACGAACAAGGGCGGCGCGTTTTGGAGTTCGCGGACGCACCTACCGCGAACGGAAGCGCCGTTTCCGCGCAGCGGAAATTCCGACACGGTGTATTTGTCGTATATCCCATCCGTGACCCCTCGTTGAACCAAAGCGCGAACGGGTTCATTATCAGCGACAACGGCGCGCCCGCGCCGACGCCTTCCACGGTAGACCGTCACGCCGTTGCTGTATGCTTCGCACCGGGCGGGCATGGCGGGTTTACGGAAGGTGTGGGAACCTTGCGGGCGCGGATGGGTAAAAGCGGAAGCAGTTCATCAAACCTTTTGATTGTGTTTCAAAAGATGGCGTATTCTGTCCGCTACGCTTTGCGGCGGCTTACAACTTTGGAATGCGAACGCTTGCAGGGGTTCCCCGATTATTGGACGATGTATAAGGACACAGGCACGACAATAGCCGACACACCGCGTTATGCGGCGCTGGGTAATAGTCTGGCCGTACCGTGCGCCGAACGCGTTATGCGGGGCATTGTGGCGGTTTGCGGGGGCTTGTCGTGAAAGTGAACTGTTGCGAATATTGCGGGGCCTGAAGCGGCCAAGGAGGGAAAATAAATGCTTATACTTACACAGCACAAAGACAGTCTCGTGAATTTTGCACAGTGCCGCTCCATCTACCTTGCGGACACCAAGCACACCGTCCGCATTGTGGCCGACCTGGGCGGCGAAGTCTTGGAGCTGGGCGAGTACGGCACAAGGGCGCGGGCAATGGCCGTGCTTGCGGAGCTGTACGCAGGACACAAGCCCCATACAAAGTATAATCACGCGGACAAAACATTTGTTTTCACGCCGACGTGTGGTTATGCCATGCCGGAGCGGTAAACAATGCGAAGGGAGCTGTATTTATGAAGTTAAAGACAATAGCATCCTTATTTAAAAAACATAAACACCTTACCATATACACCGCAGGGGACGGCGTGCAATGGGTTTCCAATGGTTCCGCGCTGTATTCCATGCGCGGCCTACCGCATATGACACCCGAAGCCATTTTGCGGATTTTTGACATCCCGACGGACAAGCACAAAGAATGGCGTTGTGAGGAAATGGACATGCCGCTTGATTGCCGCGACCATATACCCGCCGAATGGGAGATAGAGCCGTTGCGGCTTACTGTTGAATGGGATGGCAAAAGCTATCGGTTTTTCAAGGATGAACGCAGAATATACACCATCAACGAAGAATACATAGCACCGCTTCACGATGAGCCGTCATACTTGACATACCACAAGCGCGAGACAACGGGCGGCGGGTTCCTGCTTGCCTGTAAAGCGGGGTTAGAGCTTCGGGCGATTATCATTCCGACCTTGCTAAATGATACGGGATTGTATATAGACAATATCAAAACCATTGTATGGGCGTATGCAAATATGGAGTATGAAAAAATCAAATTCCGCAGCTTGTATGCAAGCGTTCGCCCGGATGAAGATAACGACGATGTACCGTCCGAGGACAACGAACCCGAAGGAAGCGACCAATTGAACTTGGACACCCTCGCGGACGAAGGGAGCGGCCAGCAATGAAAACTATAAGCATTGTAGCCTTAAAAGGCGGCGTCGGCAAAACAATTTCCGCCGCCAACATGGCGCACATTCTGGCAACGGTACATAAAAAGCGCGTGTTGCTCATTGACAACGACAAGCAGGGCAACGCTTCGAAGCTGTTCAACGCGCACAGCTACAACGCGCCGAGCGTGGCGGAGCTGTTGACGGCGCGGGATTCCGGCGCGATTCACCGGGCCGTCACGCACACGCGGTACGCCACACTTGATATGATTCCCGCAAATATGTCATTGCTGAAAGCGAACCTCGAAGTGTTGCTTGACCCGTCGCGACCACAACAGACGCGGTTCCGCACGGCATTGCGGCAAGTAGAATCGTTCTATGATTTTTGCATCATAGACAACGCGCCGGACATCAATATCAGCACCATTAACGCGCTTGTGGCGTCGAACGATGTAATGATTCCGATTAAGATAGACAAGTTTGCGTTTGACGGTTTGGCGGAGCTGGCGGAGCAGATAGAAAACACCCGCGCGGAGCTGAACCCGGCGCTTACGTTTCGCGGGTGCTTCGTGACGGCGTTCCAGCGGAACGAAGTCAATTACGAGGGTGAGCAGTGGTTGCGGAGCCAAGGAACATACCCCATGTTTGCAGCGCACATCCGCCGCACGGAAAAGGTGGATGAATCAACATTTGCCGGTATGCCGATTCTGGAATACTCGCGATACTGCAACGCTTCGCGGGATTACCTTGCGCTTGTGGAGGAATATTTACAAATTGTGTCCGAAACGGACGCGGAGAGGAGCACGCACAATGAGTAAATCCGGTTTTAATCTCAATCAAATTTTAAGCAAAGTATCCCTTCGTGCGAACGCGGACACAGTAGCGGAAACGCCAATGCACCCGCCATTGAAAATCGTATCGTTGGACGTGAATGACCTTGTACCGTCCGATAACAATTTTTACAACACAAGCGACATAACGGAGCTGAAAAACTCCATAGAAATGTTCGGCGTGTTGCAAAACCTAACCGTGAAACCGCTGGACGGCGGAAAATATGAAATCCTAGCGGGGCATCGCCGCCACCGTGCTTGTGTGGAGCTTGTCGCGGAGGGCAAGACGGAATTTGCATATGTGCCGTGCGGTATACAAAACGAACGCGACGAAATCAAGGAACGCATTTTGTTGATAATGACAAACAGCACCGCGCGGGAGCTGACCGATTGGGAGCGGATGAAGCAAGCGCAGGAATTGCAAGCGATTTTCACGGAGCTGAAAAAACGCGATAATTTGCCGGGGCGCGTGCGTGACATTGTGGCGGAAACCTTGAACACATCCGCAACACAAATTGCGCGTATGAACGTGATTGCAAAGAATCTTTCGCCGGAGCTGGCGGAGGAATTTAAAGCGGGCCGGTTGGGTGTATCGGCCGCGTATGGGTTGAGCGGTTTGCCGGAGGACAAGCAAGCGGAAGCGCTTGCGGAATACAAGGAAAAAGGCGGGTTGTCCGTTCATGATGTGGACGGGATGAAACCCGACACTGCACACACTGCACCCGCCACGCCATCCGCCGAACCGACACCGCCGG